GTGGTTGTGACAAAAGAAGAGACTCATTGAATAGATTATTCCCATATAATAATAACAAATAATGGCAAACGTAAGAATACAACCAAGTAGAGCATTAGAGGTATTTATATCAGATGATGCTGATATCCCATTTCCGGCAGTTGCAGCAAGAGGTATAAATGACGCTACCGCAGTCAATCAACTTATTGAAACTGGAATTGATTTTCCTGCCTTACAAATATATCCTGGCAACATTGTCTATAACATAAATAATGGGCAATCTGCTACAATTATTGGTGTGCCTACTGCAACTCCAGATACACTTATTCTCAATGCAGACATATTTCCTACAGCTACTGTTCGTTATGTTATCTATCAATCAAGCCCAATGGCAGGTGGTCAAAACACAGGCTGTGTGCTTTATGTAGGAGAAGGAGGAGATATATCCGTTACAACAGCAGGAAACGATATAGTAACATTCTATAATGTACAAGATGGTACATTTATGCCTGTTCAAGTATTAAAAGTGTGGAGTGCTTCACCTGATGGAGTTGCTACAACAGCATCAAAAATAACAGCACTTTGGTAGATGACAACGATAACAATAACACAGACATTTACATCAAAAACAAGAAACGGTGGAGGTGGTGGAGCAATTCCTCCGTTTAATACCGTAGCTCCTGTAATCTCAGGCAGTAGTGATATTGGGTCTGTGTTGACTACTACTGATGGGACATGGACTGGAACTGCTCCAATAACCTATACCTATCAATGGAAACAAAGTGGTAATCCTATTATAGGGGAAACCAATTCCACATATACATTAGTCGTAGCTGATTATTTAAGAAATATAACTTGTGAGGTTACAGCTACAAACGTAGCAGGATCTTCAAGCGCTACAAGTAATGGAATAATATGTACAGGTGTTGCTCCTGTTAATACAGTAGCTCCTGTAATCTCAGGCACTCCTACTGTAGGACAGACACTGTCAAGTACTACAGGCACTTGGACCGGCAATCCTACTCCTACATATACCTATCAGTGGAAGAGAAATGGGAGCAATATAGCAAGTGCTACCTCATCAACATATACCCTTGTTCAAGCTGATGCAACATTCGCAATAACCTGCGCTGTAACTGGAACAAATGTAGCAGGGGCAGCAGAAGCAACAAGCAATTCATTGACAATATTTGATGCTGATGCTCAAGCATATATTACAGCTGCGACAATAACAGATACTACTCAGAAAAATGCAGTTAATCAACTTACTGTTGACTTAAAAGCTGCAAGTATTTGGACTAAGATGAAGGCTATCTACCCATTCTTAGGAGGAACAGCAAGTAGCCACAAATGGAATTTAAAAGATCCACAAGATACTAACGCAGCATTTAGGTTAGTTTTTAGTGGGGGTTGGACACATAGTTCTAATGGTGCTTTACCAAATGGTACAAATGGATATGCTAATACCTTTTTTAATTTAAGTACAGGATTTACATCAGCTAATAAGGGTTCAGCAGGAGGATATTGGAGAACAGCTTTGCCAAATGGAAATTATTTCTTTGGTGTAAATGATCCTGTTGGAGGTATTAATTCAAGATTTTGGATTAGACACGTAGGAGTTCCAAATAAAGACCATTATGCAGGAGGGTTAACTGTTTTAAGAGATACCACTATTACTGATTATAGTGGATTTTCTGCTATGTGTAGAAGGTCAACAACAGATATGTTTGCAATAAAAAGAGATGGAACTTATATTACTCTTGCTACTTCTGTAACAACGGGATTTAGTAACAGGACATTACCTTTTGCTGCACAAGATTCATCAGGAGTTTATGGTTCATTTTCAAATGCAGAAATAGCTTTAGGATATATATCAGATGATATAACTCAAGCAGAAATGACAAATCTAAGAACAGCAATAATTACATTTCAAACAACTTTAGGTAGACAAGTATGATATACGTAGGACTATTAACAGAATCGCAAAAGAATGAGCTTGTCGGTCAGCTTTACGATGAAGACAGTTTTTTTAATCCCATAACTGACATAGATGACCAATGGATAATTTCTGTTGAGGAAATGGAATTTTGCGTAACTCCTGAGTTTCAATGGGTCAAAGATTTGCCTTTGATTGAATATATACCTAAACCTGAACCTCCATTACATTCATAATAAAAATTATAATTATGTTAGGCGGTTTATTAGATAAAGAAGAAAAAGATTATTTGTCTGATAAGTTTTATGATGAATATAAACCATTTACTCCTTTATTAGACACAGAGAAAAATTGGATTATACCGTTACACCAAATATTTGAAAACAAAAATATAGACTGTTGGTGGGTAAAGCATTTACCAATAGTTGAATACAAATACTAACCCCATGTTTTTACAAGTACCCCAAGAGATAAGCTATCTGACAAATTACGGAATCTTAGGACTATTCGCCATACTAATGATTGGCGTTATAATTTTTATGGGCAAACAGTTTTTTGCTTTGCATAAGAAAAATGAAGCAAGAATACAGGAGCTTGAAAAACGACACGATCAATATATGACGGAAGATCGTGCAAGACTTATCGATACTGTAAACAGTAACAACAATGTCATTGAAAATAATACTGCAATGATGAAAAAACTTCTTAACCTAGTAGAAAGATTAGAAAGATGAAACAGACGATACTATTTATCGATGCCGGGCATGGAGGGCTAGATCCAATGACAAAGAAGTATTTAACTCCTGAAACAATAGGGAAGAAAACACTTCACACAAATGGTAAAGCATACCATGATAATGGATGGTTCTATGAAGGTCATTTCAATAGACAGTTTGCAAATGAGTTTATGGAAAAAGCTATAGCAGCAAGATTCCATTGTATCCCAGTGTACCACCCTTGGAATGACAACTCACTAAAAGACAGGACAGATTCTGCAAATCAGATTGCAGCAAAATATGGCACTAGGTCATTGTTTCTTTCATTCCATGCTAATGCAGCAGGGATGAGTACAGCTCCGCAGACAGGTGCTGAAGGCGTTGGTGCTTTTGTTTATAAAGTTGGTTCTGATACCTCTAATCTTGCTTTGTCTATATGCCAAGGACTTGAAAAGATATTCGATAGATATGGCAGCAAAAGACGCGCGTCATTAGTATTAGACACTTCATTGCATATTACGTCTGCTACAAGTATGCCGTCTATATTATTTGAGCTAGGATTTTTTGACAATCCAAATAATGCAGATCTCTTGATAAACCCAACATTCAGAACTGCACTAATTACGTCAATGATTGAGACACTCAAAACAAAAGTTATATGAGAAAGAAATTCAAAGATACCAAAGTTGGAAAGTTCTTATCTGAGAAGGCTCCAAAGATATTGCAGGTAGTTGGAGATATACTCCCTGAGAAGGGCGCATTGGGCATTGTAAAGAACTTAATCAACTTATCTGATGACTTATCCCCTGAGGACAAACAAATGCTCTCAGAGGAGATTTTAAAGCTTGAGGAGCTTGAGCTAAAAGATAGAGACTCTGCAAGAAACAGAGAGATAGAGATAGCAAAAATCCACAAGTATGACTTCTTGTTCTATCTAACCGGAATAATTGGACTTGCTGCTTTCTGCTTTATGATATATGCAATCGTGTATCTGACCATCCCTACTGAGAACAAAGAGGTATGGATCCATCTGATAGGTATTACAGAGGGGATTGTGATTTCAATATTTGGCTACTACTTTGGTAGCTCAATTAGAAGAAATTCAAATTAAATATCTATATTTGCCAATTAAATTAAATCAAATCAATTATGAATTACGTTTCAAAAGAAGAGCTTGAAAGAATACAAGCGATGAACTCAGATTTTGCTAAAGCAAAGATGGCATTAGGAGAACTAGAGCTAAACAAGCAAGGCATCTTAGGTCAGATTAACGCTATGCGTCAAGAGTTCTCTGAATATGAAAGGATACTAATTTCGAAATATGGCCAAGACTCTGTTATAAATTTACAAACAGGCGAGGTCACCCAAAAAACATAAATAATGGCAAAGATAAGTACATACGCTACTACAGCACCGGCCCTTGGTGATATGCTCATTGGCACCGATGTCAATGACATGAACAGCACTAAGAATTTTACCATAGGAAGTTTATTGTCACTACCTGGGTCAACAACGTATGTACCTTATACAGGAGCAACGAATGACGTATTTCTTTTAGGATATGGATTCTATGCCAA